TAAGGTTTTATTTATGACGGATCAAGATTTGGACGGAAGCCACATCAAGGGTCTTGGTATTAATTTGTTTGAATCGGAGTGGCCGAGTTTGACGCAGATTCCCGGATTCATTGGATTTATGAATACTCCGATTTTGAAGGCGCGCAAGGCAAAGGATGAACTCTTATTTTATAACACGGGCGAGTATGACCAGTGGAAGAATGAGAATGATACAAAGGGATGGAAGATCAAGTATTACAAGGGACTCGGTACCAGTACAAAGCAGGAGTTCTGTGAATATTTTGAGAACAAGAAGATTGTTCAATTTCAACACAATGGTGATGTGAGTAAGAATTCCATTGATATGGTGTTTAATAAGAAGAGGGCGGATGATCGCAAAACTTGGTTGGAAGATTACAACCGTGATCTCTACTTGGACACAGGGAAAGAACTGGTAAGTTATGACGAGTTTATTAACAAAGAGTTGATTCACTTTTCCAAGTATGATTGTGATCGTAGTATTCCGAATTTGATGGACGGACAAAAGACTTCTCAGCGAAAGATTTTGTTTTCGGCTTTTAAGAAGAATCTTAATTCAGAGATCAAGGTTGCTCAGTTCTCCGGTTATGTTTCCGAACATTCTGGCTATCATCATGGCGAGGCATCGTTGAATGCGGCAATTGTTGGTATGGCGCAGAATTTTATGGGTTCCAATAACATTAATCTGTTTGTACCAAGTGGTCAGTTTGGAACCCGATTGCAGGGCGGAAAGGATAGTGCATCTGAGAGATATATCTTTACGTATTTGAACAAGATTACTCGGCTCATCTTTCCTCAAGAAGACGATGCAATCCTAAAGTATCTTGATGATGACGGTTATCCGGTGGAGCCTGTGTATTATGCACCCATCATTCCGATGATTCTTGTAAATGGAGCAAAGGGTATTGGAACTGGATTTAGTACAGATATCATGCAATATAACACTACCGATATTATTCAATATTTGAGGTCCAAATTGGCAGGTTCAAATGAATCTACTGTTGAGTTTACTCCATATTATGAAGGTTTCCACGGTACAATTTCAAAGCTACAAAATGGAAAGTACTTGGTCAGAGGAAAGTATGAAAAGCTCGGACAAGATAAGATCCGAATTACAGAGTTGCCAGTGGGTTACTGGACGGAAGATTTCAAAGAGTTCATTGATAGTTTGGCCTCTAATGTAGATAAGGCCGGAAAGAAAGTTGTTCCTCTTGTCAAGGATTACGATGACATGAGCAAAGATACAAACGTTGATTTTGTAGTCACCCTTCAAAAGGGTAAGCTTGATGAACTGGAAGCTGCCAAAGGAGATCACGGTTGCAACGGTCTTGAAAAGATGTTTGGTCTTTATACTACAGCAAGCACTTCTAATATGCATTTGTTTGATGAGATAGAAAAGTTGAAGAAGTATGATACTGTTCAAGAAATTATTGACGACTACTATGATGTTCGGTTGGATATGTATGAGACAAGAAAGAATCATTTAATTGATTCGCTGGAAGACGCACTTGTTCTCTTGTCCAATAAAGCGAAATATATTCAGGAGACAATTTCTGGTGTAGTTGATCTTAGGAAGAAAAAGAAGGAACAAGTTATTGAACTCTTGGAATCTCGTGGTTATGATGTCATTGATGATGATCATGATTTTAAATATTTGGTGAAGATGCCTATGGATAGTGTGACGGAGGAAAATGTTGCAAAGTTGATGAAGGAACACGCTGATACACAAGCAGATTTGAATAAAATTAAGAATACAACTCCTCAGCAGATGTGGATTTCAGAGTTGGATCTTCTGGCACAAGAGTATGCAAAATACAAGGAGGACCGCGAACGTTTGACAATTGGTAATAAGAAGATAGTTAAGACAAAGACTGCTACTAAAAAAAAGGCACTACTGGTTGAGGCATAAACTTATATGGATTTAATATTGTTTTTGAATAAAACATCTAATCCTTTTCCATAAGATTCTTATATTCTTTATATAGAACGTCAAACGCTGTATCGGGAATAACAACGTTATTTTCTCTCTTTTGTAATTTATGGTCTTTGTACAATTCAACACATTCTTCAATTGTGGGATATTTATAATGAGAAAACTGGTCATGTAAATTGTGAATCGGTGCTTCATCATTAAACCCATGATTAAATATAATTTCCGATTTTAATTTATTTTCTTCATATTGATTTCTCATTTGTTGATAATCTTGATTCAATATCGCGAGTGCCATGATGTTTATTAAATTTTTTCCAATTTCACTCTTATAATAATTATGACATAAAGTAACATACCACCGAGTTTTATTATTTTTAAGAGGCAAAAAATTAACCGCAATAATCAAGTTTTTTTTTTCAAATGTTACACGAGACCATGTGAATGACGGATAAACATACATGTGGAAATTTTTTGTTTTTCGGATTCCGTCGTTTATTGTTCTCATCACTTTATTGGACAAATATTCAAAATATAATCCGATTTTCTTTCCATCTTTATAGGTATAATGTTTTACATTTTCAGGAGGAACCAGACTACCGAAACCAACCAATTTATTATGTACAAAAGAAGGATGCTTTATATCCATCGTATTATAAGCACTATCTTGGAGAGAACAATCCATATCCACTTCTAAAAACGATGTTTCATAGTCTTTGCTCTTAAAAAAAGGAATGCTATAGGGTTTATCGGATGACGGCTTATAGGACCAAAATAGTTTCCCTTCGTGTTCCACCGTTTGTCCAAAGCTATCATGATGAGACATTTCTAAACCGTGATATTGGCATTGTAAACACCCATTGTCTAAAATTTTTCCGTTATCTAATTTAGATCCCATATGTTTGCATACATTTACAGTAGTAACGAGTTTATCATTTCTCTCATCTTTCCATAAAACAAGTGGTAATTCTCCAATGTTTATTTTGTAGGGCTTAGAAAAATCAATCTTTTCTTTTATACCTATACAATGCCATTCATTAAAAAAGGAGGAATACTGAACGGTTGTATGAATAAATGACAATAAAATAAAAATAAATAAGTTATTCATTTGTATATATTGGTAAAAGTAAAAAACATTTATGTTATTTATAAACTAATATAAATGTTTTTTCAGATATCTCGGATATCTTAGAACCAGGGTTTCAATTCCAATTGTTTATCATTATCATACGCTAATACAGGATGAGCAATAGGAACAACAAGTGTACTTGCATCAGTTAAATATTGCATATACCCTTGTGCTTCGCTATAAACCTGAGGAATACAATAATTTAATACTAATTGATTCAATTGTGCAATCTGTTCTGGGACATTTGTTTCGCGGTTTACGGCATTTTGTAAAAAAACGCTTCTCATAACAACTTTTAAAGCATCACAATCTTGAGGTCCGATCATATATTGTGCATTAGATCTTTTATAGACACCATAACGTATTCCATCTTGTATATTTTTTATATTTTTAGATGAAAAGAAAGCCTGGGAGAGAACCGTGGAATCCCATAACCCTTCTGTGGGATTCCTAAATCCAGAACACTGATGAGCTGGTATTTTATCATACATTGAAAACAGGTCGCATGTACTTGGTGATTTAATATCTACTCGTCCATTACTTGTGCTCATAATTTATCTTTTATAGTATGAGAATAGAAAAAATAATGTCTATATTATCTATAAGAAATAATATGTACACATTTCAAAGAACTATATTAATTGTTGCTATTGTAATTTTATTAATTGCGTTTACCGTGATTGGGTTAATATTAGCGTATTCAACCAACAAGACGAAATGGCCTCCAGTTATTGCGAGTTGTCCGGACTATTGGCTTGCGGCGGATCCAACAAATAATTTAATAACTCAAAATATTCCGACTCCAAATTCCAAAGGTTCTTATTGTGTCAATGTTAAAAATTTAGGAAGTTGTCCATCTGGTGGAAAATCCAACTTAATTATGGACTTTAATGTTGCTCCTTATAACGGTGCAAACAGTTCATGTGCTAAATATACTTGGGCTAAAAATTGTGGAATAAGTTGGGATGGTATTACCTATGGAGTGGATAATCCATGCGCTAATCCAAGCGTATAAATATTTGTGAAAAGATGTAAAGATAATAACACATATATGTATAAGATGTTATTATTACGTATTTCTAAATTACCAGATGAGTTGATTGATATTATTCAATCTTATATACCTATTTCAACACTTCTTTTATTGAACAAATCAAATTATGAATTATATCACAAACACGTTAAACAATTTATACCGCACAACTTATATGAAACATACATACGATCCACGGTAAGAAAAGATTGTGATTATGTTTTTCATGAAATATTAAATGAAAATGTTGATAAATGGTTGAAAATTAAAAAATATCACTATCAGAATACTGTTTTTTTAAATTATTTATACTTTTTAAAAGATTATTGTATTGCGAACCAATCTATGAATTGTAAAAATGTGATAGATGAATACTTGGAACTATCGGGATTAAACAAAAATCAACATAAAAAGAATATCAGTAGAAGTATAAGATGGAGAAACTAAATATAAATAACTTATTAGAGAGAGAAGATTACGTAAAGAAAATAAAAGATATACTTTATACATTTGAGACCAATAAAAATGATCCATTGGTGAAAAAGGGTATATACATTTATGGAAATCCTGGATCTGGAAAGACAGTATTTGTTGTGAATATTTTAAAAGAGTTAAACTATGATGTAATAAAATATGATACTGGTGACATACGAAATAAGGCAATTATTGAAACCATTACAAAAAATAACATGTCAGACAAAAATATAATGAGCATGTTTCATAAAAAAATAAAGAAAATTGCCATTATTATGGATGAAATAGACGGAATGAATAACGGAGATAAAGGAGGAATAAATTCACTTATCAAACTCATCCGACCAAAAAAAACAAAGAAACAAAAGTTGGAGGAAATGACAATGACTCCTATATTTTGTATTGGAAATTATCACATTGATAAAAAAATAAAAGAGTTGATGAAAGTGTGTAATGTAATTGAGATAAAAACTCCAACAAATGATCAAATAAGATCAATTTCTAATCAAATATTTCCTAATATAAATGAGAGAGTACACACTAACATTATTAGCTATTGTCAAGGAGATCTTAAACGATTAAACAGTATATATAATTTTTTTACATATAAAAAAGACTTATTAAGCAAGGATATATTTGAAGACATATTTGAAAAAAAATCTCACAGTGACGACACCAAAAATATAACAGGTAAATTATTTGAAAATAATTATAACATAAGCGACCATTTAACTATCATGAATGAAACTGATCGCACTATAGTTGGTCTATTGTGGCATGAAAATATAATTGACCAATTAGAAAAATATGATAATAGTATAGCAATACCATTTTACTATAAATTATTGAATAACATGTGTTTTTCTGATTATATTGACCGTATAACATTTCAAAAACAGATATGGCAATTTAATGAGATGACATCTCTTATTAAAACTTTCAATAATAATAAACTATACAATGATTTTTGTTCTAAGAATACAAAAAAAAAATCTTCCAAGGCACAACCATTAGATATAAGATTTACAAAAGTATTGACTAAATATTCAACGGAATATAACAACTCTACCTTTATCCAGAATTTATGTCAAAAACTTGGGATGGATAAAAAGGATACCTATTCATTATTTTTAGATTTGAGAGAAAAATATTCTGATGCAGATCTTATCATTTTATTTGAAAACTATGATATATCTAAATTAGATATTAAC